CAGAAGTTTGCACTTTCCAATCAGGTACACCCTCTTTAACTGTAAAAGAAGGAATGTCCCATATACATCTATTGTTAGGTTGTGCTGCATAGTTCCCATCGTTTAGGGCCATGATATGAGCGCACTTATGTTCGTGCGGGATCTCTGAATGATCAGTGTCGAGTATATTACTCTCTGGATGAGCAAAGTCAATTGTAAAAAGGTAAGCACCTTTATGCCATTGTTTGTCTTTTCCTATGTATTTACCGGATTGTCCGTCTATGATATCCCAAGAAACAACAGAAGGATAATAACTGAAACAATTCCAAAGCTGTAGCTCATCAAGTCTACGCCTAGGAACTTCTTCTGGTTTAAAACCTCTTTGAATGAACGCAGAGATTGGCAAACGGTAGAAGACAGCACCATTTTCCATAATGGCATGGAACAAGAGCGCACGGCCTGTAATAGATGACACACCAAAGATAATACAATCTTCAACTTCGCCTTGATGTTTTTTAAGATCATATAAATATTCTCTTTTGATTTGTGCATAAATAACAGGTATGTTTGCATTTAAGTAAGCCATTGTAAATCCTCATTTAATATTTCCCCAACTTAAACCTGATTCATAATCTACTTTGTTAGGCACTTCAAGTTTAATTGCCTTTTCCATAGTGTCTTTTATTGTCTCGGCTTCAGCTGGAGTTTTAATAGAAAAACATAATTCATCATGAATAGAAACATGAGGAAGAAAACCCTTCTCATATAGTTTTACCATAGCAGTCTTAGTCATGTCCGCTGCTCCTCCTTGAACTAATTTATTTAGTGCTTTGTAGGTAAAGGCTGGCTGCCAAAAATTTTCAAAGTATTTACACTCAGGGTCTAAAAACTTTTCGCCTTGATCATGGCGAGTTGCTTTGTATTTAATTTTAGCTTCTTCTTCCGCGTAAGCTTTAGCTTGAACTAATTCTTCTTTTCCATTTATCACTTCAACAACTTCAAATCTTCCTTTTTCTGCATTCCATTGTTTGTCACTTTGTTCCCANCTATCAAATCTACAAAACCTATCACCTAAAGTGTANAGAAGTTTATTATCCTCTGCATATTTTTGAACTGTTTTAGATAATTTTCTAACAAAAGGGACAGTGTCGTGGTATTTTTTAAAAATTTCTCTAGCTTTGTCTGCACTAATACCTAATTCTTTTTGAAGTTTTCCTTTTCCCATTCCATAAAACAATCCTAAATTAATAGTTTTAGCTTGGTATCTCTCTATTTTAGCTAATTGTGCTACCACATTGTGAAAATCTGCTTTAGGATCATCTTTATATGATTGTGCTACTTCATCTATTCCACTAGCAAATAAATATCCTTTTTTGTTTAATTTAACTGCATAATGCACTACAATACGCGGCTCTTGTTGAGAATAATCAAAAGATCCCCACGTACAATTTTCTTCAGGAATAAAAAGTTCTCTCATTTTTTTACCAATATATCCTCTTGCTGGTATTTGTTGTAAGTTAGGATTCGACATTGAAAATCTTCCTGTTATCGTGCCTCCTTGGTCTGATCTTATTTGATTAATATCTGCGTGTATTCTTCCGTTATGTACATAACTTAATAAACCTTCAACAAAAGCGTGCTGGGCTTTGTCGCATTCTCTTGCCTTGGCAATCATTCTTAAATAAGGATCAGAATGTGTTTTTAAATAGTTCTTTGGAAGACTTGGCATTTCAGACTTAGGAGTCTTTTTGTAGTTAGTAATTTTTCTGTTCTGTAATAGTTTTTTTATTGATGCAGCTGCCCAAATATTTACTTGTATTCCTGTTCTTTTTTTAATTATAGCAATTAAATTATTCTTTCTTTTTTCTAATCTGTTTCCTAGTATGTTTGCTTTTTCAACATCAATCCTCACTCCTTTAAATTTCATATCAACTAGGCAAGGAAATAATTTTGTTTCTAAATCAAATATTGTTTTTAATGTTTTTTTATCTCCCTCTGTATTAGTGTGGTAAGGTTTTTGTAATAGATCTTCAAACTTTTGCCATAATTTTAAAGTTAAGTTAACGTCTTGCTCTGCATAATCTTTAACCACTTCGTAAGATAATTCATTCATCCTACTTAATGGATCTTTTATTCCAGATTTTTCTTGAAGATCATATTTATATTTAGAATCTTTTAAATAATCTTTACTTATTGCATCTAAAGAATATCTCATTCTATTTTCGTCAATCACTGAGGCTGCTATCATGGTATCTAGTAATGGTCCTTGAGGCATGAGCCCTGTTTCTGAACGAATCCAACACACATCATACATGGCATTATGAAATACTTTTTTAATATTAGGGTTTTGAAATAATTTTTTATTTAAAATTTTCCAAGTGTGAGAGGGATCATGATTACTTGTACGTGCATGTCGTATAGGAAAATAAAAAGTTTGTTTTGATGTGGCTATTGCTATTCCACAAACAAAACCTTTTCCTGTTACAGCTCCTGAACCTCTCTTCTTTAAATCAGGATCGTAAGTTTCTAAGTCAACTGCTACTAGGTCAACATCCTTTAAATCTAATTCTATAAGTTCTGGTACCCTACACATCTTTTTTAAATGCAAATCCTTGTGGTAATGGAAGAGTAGTATCCTCTGGATAATCTCTTTCGATAGCCATTTGACAATAATGAATTGCTTTTTCTAGATCTTCCTTTTGCCCTTTCTGTTTGTGTCTGCACAAATACTTTATAGCATTGCCTTCCGCAAAGGGCAAGTTGTTCTTATTTATAAACTCACTTGGCTGAATGACCATCGATTGATAGTGCGATCCTCCAATTTGTTTTTTATAAACGTTTTTCATTTAACACCTCCTAGTGTTGCTCCAAGACTTGATTGAATAATAAAAAGATCATAACGAGCTCTTGTCACTGCTGTGTATGATAATCTTATTTGAGTACCCCTTGGTTCTTGGCTATACCTAAAAGGATAAACGCTTGTGTCGAATACGCAATTATCTCTAGTAATTCCTTTTATGTCGTGAATGTTTCCGTATTCAACTCTAACTTTATCTTCAGCAAAATTAAATCCTTTGCTTAAAACTTTTTTAATATATGCAATACGTTCTATGTTTGCGCCTGTTCTTACAATGTGAAAATTTCCATTTTCTAAAATTTCTGGTTTATAAATATCTTCTTTAATAAGTTCATGAATTGTATAAGGTTTGTCAATCATTTCATCAAAACATAATGTTTTTCCTGTCTTACCATGCACTACAACTTTTCTTCCTAAATAGTTATGAAATTGTTTAATATATTTTAGTTCTAAAGGTTTCCCTTTTAAAAAAACTTCATCATAATTTTTATGTGCTCTTAATTCTTTTACAGGAACATGGGGAGAACTATTAATGTGAGCGAAAACAATTCCGTGTTGAATAAAAAATTTACGAACAGCGTGATTGGTAGGATTACCTCGGTACGTAAAAATAAAAGTTTCTTCCGTGTTTTTTATTTTGTAAATAAGTTTATCTAAATTTAGAGAAGGTGATTTAAGACCTGGAATTCTTATAATGTTTCCTTCATCTTTAGTAGGTGTCCATACTCTTTCATAACCATACTTTGTCCATAAAGGTTTTATTATTTTTCTTGCAAAAGCATTTACCACTTTACTACATCTTAATCCTTCGGTTAATTCTTGCCACGGTTGAGCTGCATTTTTATGAAATGCATCTGCATCAGATCCAGAAAATTCAAAAATAGTTTGATCAGGGTCTCCCACCATATATAAATGTCCATCTCTTACATTTGCTCCCATTTTTTTAACAGCTTTTAATTGTGGAACATTACAGTCTTGAGCTTCATCTATTATTAAAGCTTGAATATCTGACTCATCATTTTGATTATTGTATTTATCAATCATGTCAGCAAAATCAGAAATACGATTTCTTTGTTTGTACTTCTCATAAGTTTCTTCCATGTGCTCTATTTGTCTAAGGTTATAGGGTTTGTATTCTTGAAGAACGTGAGGGCTGCAAGTGTTGTAATGTTCTTTAAGTGTCAATCCTTTTCCATGTGCGTCTGAATA